ATCGTGCCGAGTGGTTTTCTGGTGTTATTGTGGCAACCAACGTAGGTGTCATGCTCTTTACAGTAGTAACACATATACGACTTGCCGAAGTTGCGACCATACTTCTCTTTGTTCTCGACCCAGGGAGCAGGTTTACCATCGACAGGGCATAGCACTTGCTCTGGTAGTGGTGTAGAGGTCATACTTCCTCCAATGCTTTTAATAGTTGTTCGAGCATGATGTCTAGGTCTTTACTCATAAGGCTGTTCTCGCTTTTTCTAGTTCTTCTGTTATACGTCCAGCGCCGTCAACTTTGATATACTTGTAATCTTCCAGGATCTCAGACGCTATCTCACCAGCACCCATAAAATCATGACCATCGGTACAATACTGCGAATACATCCAATAGAGGCTATCTAGTATTTCCTTTTTTGTGTGTTTGGGCTTTGGGTTTAGCTCCATTTGCTGGGTGAATGTCCCAGGCACCTCATCTAGTCTTTCGTTATAGTTGGTCATTGGTTTGCCCCTTTAGTTTGTTATGTTCGGCTTCGATGGATGCAACAACATGACGCTTAACAAATTTCTGCCAGCCTTCAGCGGTATCAACTATGGTCTTACCTCGCATACTAAACTCCAGCCTATCCAGTACTGCCTCTATCTGCTTATTGGTGTAGGCGGCGATGAGTTGCTTTACCGCTGGCTTAAACCACTCTATAAAGCCATCGCTTAAACCAGATAATAGTTCGTCTATCTGCTTATCTAGGTTAAACTCATCTATCTGTGTCATAGTTACTTTCATTATCTTATCTCCTTATCTTGTTCTGTAGGTGTCATACTTCCTCCTTAAAGTTAGTTTCGTCAAACGATTGTTCCCATTCTCTTTGTCCAATATATGGTGGCACCTGTTCGCCTAGGTCACGGTATTGGTCCGCGATGAAAGTTTCTTCGTGACAGTTAGTGCAGTGACCACCGTATACCTTTGAACCGCAGTCAACGCATGCTTGATAACTCATACTTCCTCCAATGCTTTAAAAATTACTATTGCGCTAGGAAACGGTGCTGGGTTTGGCTGATCATCAAACTTCAAGCGTCCTTTTATGTATCGTATTTCAGTAGCTTTCATACAATAGTCGTGCCACCATCTCGTATCGGTACGGCTGGGGATTAGGAATACTACTGTTTTACCTTTTTTCCATTCCTCATAACCCTTGGCTATAAACTTTGGTAGTTCCCTACCATATGGTGGGTTGACATAGTTGCTCTTGCCCCAGTCGCTCGTTAAGCCGTCAACAACGAAGTTCGGAGGGCATGGATCGTGGTCAAATCTGAACTCAGAATCAAGCACTTGGTATACGGCTTTTGGCGTTTTCCAGTCCATACGGAGTGAGCTAAAGTGGGGTTGATTCATTTCACCTCCTTTAATAGTTCGGCTCTATACGCCCTCAACCTGTCATAATCGTGGCAATCAAATGCTACATCGAATGCTTCTAGTTTTGCCTTAGCTATTTCAGCGTTGGTGTGAGCGGTGATGATGTCAAGAAACGGTTTGATATGCTCATCACCAAGTTCATCGGGCAACACTGAGTAGTAGCTATCACCCTGTAGGCTTGTCGCTAATTCTGCTAGTTCCTCTCTGAGTTGCTTGGTCAGCTCGTCTTTTGCTTTAGTCATGATTGCTCCTTCCTTAGTTAGTTTGGTTGTGGGGGCTAGAAGATGGGAACAAATGGTGGGAGAGCCAGCCTCCTACTGTGACCGTAGTGGCTTCGCGGATATTGGCTGAAATGATACTTAGCGTTTCATCTAAGCGTTTACGACTCTCTCCCCACTTACTCCCATCTTCCAACTCTCCATTGTGTTAGGGGCGTTGCTCCGAATGCTCAGTATCACTTGAAACTTCACAGAGCAACGTTATCCCCTAGTACTGGGCTGCGTAGTGAACCTTTACGCACTTAGCTTGTCTAGTTTCTTCAAGCACCCAGTTTTTGTTAAAGAGCCGTCCACCTTACCCCATACCCTGTTTCTTCATTCGTCACAAACCTTGGCCTGGTGGCGAGTTGATGGGGGTAGCAGAGCCACCTTGAGGGCATGGCCGGATTGCCACACCCAATTGTCGTACAGATCACTGCTGCCTACCAATCCTCTGGTAATTCAGCTTGCTGTACAGGCTCACCGGCAACTTTGCTGCTGCGCGTATTGCTCTGCGGTTCGGCAGGGTAATACCATAGGTCGCCATATTTGCTTGTCGTGTAGTTACCACTTGGATTGACTGCGAGGTATGCCTCTTTGCCAATCAACTTCTCATTGATGAGTGTGAGTGCTGCATCTCGGGCCTTAGCGAAGTCAGTGATACTAGCAAATATTTTCTCACCGAGCTCTTTGACTTTTGGCTTCTTGCTCTCATCGACATTATGCACAATCAGTCGGAGCACCTTATCGACGCTCATCTTTGCACCACCGGCACTGTGGAACCAAAGCGTAGCCTCGGCGGTTTTGTCGTTGTCATTCGGGTCCATGACAGTCACTTTAATCACATCACGCCCCTTAGCGTCAGTTTTCGCCTCAGCTAGTCCAATCACGACTGTATGTGTGCCGTATTCAAAGCCTTGGCCCTGACCACCTGAACGCTCTTTATCTAAATTGTTTAGTATATCGTCAAATAGATTTGCCATTATTTTGTCTCCCATGTTATTGCTTTTACTGCCCACATTTGCGCTGTTTGTGCTTCAGTGATTGCAACTGAGCATAAACGCTTTACCTCGGGTTCACTACTATTGGTACGTTGAAAATCAAGCGTATCAATAATATATGCGTAACTTTTTTTCAATTCATCGACTGCGACATTACCACTTGGGTTAAAACCTATACCAACTGCCTTATCACCAAAAGTTAATCCACCGTTTACTCCTGAACCCATTATTTTGTCTCCTTCTTACCATAATAAGCGTTAATTTTGTCGTTCACTAACTTAATATCGTTTGCTACCGTTGGGGTATCAAACATCGGCTTGTCACCGAAGAATGGTGATTTAACACCGTTCCCATCGGATTTTACCTTAAATACAAAGTCACCAAGGTCATTGACTGCTTCCAGCACAATATTACTGTAGCCTTCCGGTGTAATATCTTTGCGCACTGCGCTACCGGCTGTTTTCATTATGACGAGGTTTTGCTCGTTCGGCTCAAGGTGGGCCAGCAAATAAAAGTTCTGGTCAGTATCCTTGCTGGTGATAGTATTTATAAGCTCAAAGAAGTCATCCTTGATCTTACGATAAACTACCCACTGGTCTTTCTCGTTTTTCGCACTGTGTGTTTCGTTGTTAAAGACATAATTTAGGTCATCAACCACAACGATCGGTTTTTTGGCCTTTGTCGCAAGAGCCGTGATTTCGTTAATACTCTTTGCTACAACTGGGGTGAAGTCAGGCACGAATGGTAACTCTTTGCCGCTGACGCTAATATAATTCACATCTGTTTTCTTGAGGTTACGAAGGCCAGAGGACTTTCCACTTCCCGGATTACCCAATATAAAAATTAAGCGGCTCACTTGGACTTCCTATCTAGGTACTCAACAACTGCTTTGCGAATGACGGCACTACGATTGCTCGCGTGTTCATTGCAGTAGATTGATAGCTGCATGGCTACCTCATCTGGTAGGTACAGTGATATTATTTGATTTGCCACAATTTACTCCTTTATTTCTTTACATATTAAGCAATTATCCGTGTGGATAACGCCTAGGTTAGTATAAACTTCCTCAACGCTTGCCATATTATACGTCCTTCAATCGCTTGACGATATATTGTGTCTTGCTCTCTGATACACCACTTGGCAAATGCCCTTTGAGCGTCGCCTCAGCTTTGACTTTCGTGGTGTCAAGCACCCGCTTGGTGAACTTTAACCCAACAGCAGAGATATCATCAGAGCCATAGGTGGTGCGCTCGGCCAGTGTGATACTGCCCCATTCGCCCTGTATCTTCTCAACACCATTGTCAATCATAGCTTGTTTAACTTGTTCAATCACCTCGTCATGCTTGGCTTTTAGCTCTTTGAGCTGCGCTTCGGCTGCCGCAAACTTACGGATAGCCACCAGGCTTTTGTTATCGATAAACCGTTGTAGTTCTGTTGATCCCATAGTGTGTGCTCCTTATATCATGTTCATTAGTTCTGTTAAATCGTCGGCTTGTGTTTTCTCTTTTGGTATTGAACTGAGTGGCACATTCTTGAGCCGTTCCGGTGCTCCAGCGTGTTCAGGGCAATACCATGAGGTGCGTACCACTGTCTTGAGTTTGCCCCATCCGTCATAATCTGTGCAAGGCTTTACGTTGTGTCGTGCGTCACATAAGCGACACTTGACCGGTAAACCAACTCTGATTATGACTTCTTCCATACCCTCACCGGCACAATATATGTGCTAGGAATATGTTTGACCTCTATTTTTTTCACTGTGTGCTCCTTCTGTTATTGGTATAGTAATTTTATTATAACCACTAATTACTTGTCAATGCCCGATGCCCATAAAGCTGTGGAAAAGTCCTTTTTACCCTTTAGACTTTGATATATCTCATCATCAACAGTATTGCGAACTTTAAATATATAATATAAACATTTTTTTGTTTGACCTGTTCTCCAAGTGCGGCCAATGCTCTGCTCAAACTCTTGGTAGCTGTAGGTCAGGCTGAAAAACACCGTGACGGTAGCCCATTGCAGGTTCAAGCCGGTACTGGCGCTCTTGTAGTGGGCCACGAGTACGGTATTTTTGAGCTGTGCATCTGACTTTGGCAAGGTGCTATGTTTCTCACCGTCGTACCGGAGCACCTTTTTGTCCTTATGGTACTTGGCAATGTACTCCAGTATCGCCTTGCGCTCAGATATATAGTTGTAGAAGATTACGATGTTTTCGCTCGTATCATCTAAAATGTCACTGAGTACGTCCAACCTACTTGCTACCCCAACTTGCCTCAAATAATTAAGTAGTAAGCTTGGGTTGTCGAGCAGCTCACCAGTTTTGGTGGTTCTGACAATCTTCGCGTTGTAGTAGTCCTTCTGCTCTTTCGGGTCCAGCATAATCGTCTTACCGATAAACTGCCTGTCTGGTAGCTCATGTGCCTGTTCGCGCGTCAGTGAGCGCGAGATAAGATGCCACTGTCGGTTCATTTCTTCTGTGTTGAAGTAGCCAACGATGCGTGGGAACCCTGCGAATGTATTGATGTTGCAATATTTTTGCTTAAACTCGGTGATGCCTTTAGTAAAGCCAAACAGTTTTGAGTAGCCTGCAAAATCAATCCAACCGTTGCTCATCGGGGTACCGCTCAGGCCAATGAATTGACCACCGGACTGCACTATTTCATACACTGCTTTGGCTTGCTTGCTCTGAGGGTTCTTGAGCGCCTGGCACTCATCGGCAATAATATCGTAAACGATGCCACCGTTCCGAGCACCGGTATACTTCCACCAACGCGGCCTTCTGGTATCCTTGTCCATCAGGCGTAAACTTTCGTAGCTGATATATGTGATGTCTCCCGCCAGTTCATGCCCTAGCCATGCCACGGCTTCTTCTTGCCAGTCACCGGTGCGGATCTTACTGGCCGGAGCAACAACTAATAATTTGTGCTGCTGCTGCCAGTGCATCAGTGACATAGCAGTTTTGCCAGTCCCCAAGTCTGCGTACATGATGCCACTCTCCGGCATGGTCGCCAGATATTTTGTTTGGTAAGGGTATAGCTGCATGATATTCTCCTATCGTACTGTTGTTGCTGGCTGTAGGTCGTAAGCGTCCACGGTATCTTGGTAGCTCTCAAGCTCAAGTGCTGGCGTGGTGTCTACCGTCAGGCTGCTATCATCTGTGGCGGTAGCTTCTGGCGCTGGCGTGGCTTCTGGTGCAAAATTGAACAGTGCCAAAAATGCTACCAAAATTATTACCGCTGCTATTACTACTAGTGTTTTGCTATTCCTCATGTCGTTTCTCCTTATAGAAATGCTAAATATTTACCGTTATTGTATACGCTCCAGGGCTGGAACCCTTTTGCCTTGTATAGTCTGTATGCTATATCGAGATTAGTTCTTGGGTCATACAGTTTTTCGAGATCCCCACCGACCATATCGGCGTGTATGCTATTTATCTGCATAAGCCCTCGATCCGTTGAACCGTCCGTGTTGCTTGTATTCGTTGCTTGTGGGTTGCCGTGGCTCTCCGCCATGCAGACTGCGTATGCAACGCGCCTATCCCACTCGTAGCCGTTTACTGCCGTGCAATCTGTCGGAGTAGTGGCTACAGCTTGCGGTGTTGCCACTGTCACTCCAGTTATTTTTTTACCGGCTGCACCTGCGATACGGCTGCTTGTACATGCGCTTCCTGTTTGTTCTGGTAGTTTGTGCCGAGAATAAACGCGACGATACCCGTGACAAGCACTGCAATTACAATATCCTTGTAATGCTCGCCCCGTGTCTTGGTGTATTGCTTAGGCTCTTTTTGTGTTGTTTGTGGCATGTCATGCCCTCCTTTTTTAGTTATTTTATACTTATGGCTTGGTAATTCTTCGTAATGTAGTTGTGTATCAATACTCACGGCTTGCACATCTCCTCAAACTTTTTGCCGTCAAAATTGCTGTAGGTGTTGGCTAGTTCGTAGCTCATAAACCACTGTAAGTCGGTGATTACATCCAGCGCTGCTTGGATATCTGCCTCTGAATAGCCAAACGCAGAGCACCGTTTTGCATTTTCTTTTCTAGCCCGTATCACATATGCAATTAACTCATATTCTTTTTGGTTCATTCTGGCACCCCCGCCCATTCTAGCAACAGCGTATCGCCTGGCTGTATATATCCTGCAAGCGTCTCTAGCTCCGCAAGCTCACCCAAGCTCACGCGCTCCGCAAGTATCTCGCGCCGTATCTGCTCAAGTCGTCTTTTGGCGATGCGCTCGCCATAGCCATTATGGGCGTTTAGGTGATATAGTTGGATACGCTGCTTAAGTTCCGCAAGCACCCCACCACCTATAGTATCCACAAAATAAAAGTTTCCATTCTCTGTGTACGCCGTCCACGGTTCATTTTCGGATATGTCGTTGCGGGCGTCTTTTATTGCAAACCCCATGTACCAACTGTGAGGTTCAAAATCTAAATGTAAACTCATGGCTATTTATCCCTCCATGCTTTAGTTGCTCTGCTACTTACTCGATATATTGCGCTTGGATCGCTTGAGCGATACTCAATAAGCATTTTCTTTGCTTCGGTATTGCTTGTAAACTCGTCAACCGTTTCAAGCCCGTTTTCATCTATTCTCTGTATATATACCATGGTTAAAACTCCCCCACGATTATACCGCCGTTATCTAGCTCGATAACCGTGGTATGCTCTCGCAAATCATCAACTGTCTCTATATCTGGGTAGCCTACATGCTCAACGCCGTCTTTAGTGTAGCCCGTATCTTTTTGAAACTGCTCAAAACTGTCATACTCTGAAAACTCACAACACCAGGCTATAGGGTCAAACTCTATGTCTTCGCCTGTCTCTTCGCTCAACTCCTCAAAATATGCCTGTACAGCGTTAGCCCCCTCAAATGTGAAATTGTTGCTATAACTGTCGCTTTGTTTAACCCATCCCCAAAACTCAAAATCATCTGTAATTGTGTCGATTATACTCATTGTATTGTATCCATTCTAGCGCGGTACATGCCCCGCGCTATGGCTGTTATTTATACTTGTTCGATTAGTATTCTACCGTTGCGCCCCACAGCATACGCGTGTTTTGCTCCATAGGGTAACGCCTCAAGCTGCTCAAGGACTGCACCAATCGCACTATCCTCAACGTCACTCTTGCTTAAGTAGTTAGCCATTACAGGGTATGCCTTGCCACTCTCTATACGGGCTATACCATAAACATCAGTTGTAAATGGTAGTTTTTCAACAGTTATTTTTTCGGACACTGTGTCGCTTGAGTTTTCGAGTATTTCGAAGCCTACTACAAAATAGTCATATTGTGTCATAGTTTTTTACCCCTCTTGTCGATTATGGTTATTTTATTTGGTGTTTGGTAGTGGCGTATGAAAAGCATTATTTTAAGTACTCCTTGCTCAGTGATGCACAAGTGTCTTTGAATGTGCCGTTTATAGTCCCCACCACCATATTAGTCATTGTGTTGACTATGTAGAATGTAGCATTTTTGCCCTGATAGATAGCGTGTATATCCGCGCTATACTTGTAGCCGTTGTACGACATTATATAGTCACCCCTGTCACCGTCATCACCGTGGCGATGTATTCGGCTAGTGTTAGTTTATGTTGTTTCATAGTTGTTTTGCTCCTTTACGGGCTGTTTACTTATGTGTCACTGTATGTGTCACTGGCTACAGTCTAGCATAGCGGTTTCGATATGTAAATAGGTATTTAATAGAAAAGTACGCCTGTAAGGTGTTAGCGTATCATATTTTACAACAGTAACAGAGGTAGAAATATTAGAAAATGTTACACCTACAATGCAAATATGACCCTTTTTTGACAAGTAGCTGTAACATTTTCTAATAGGGTTATTAACTGAGGTCACATTATAATATCACTTTGTCAAATCTACCCCTGAGCCTCGTGTTACAGCATCACCTGTTTCAATCAAATAAAAAAGAATATACACCCGGAATACCTTTTTATATATATATGGCACTTGTTCCTGTAACAGTGTAACATTTTTCCCCAATATAATCACCGATATGTCAAGTGATATAGAAAACATACGCCACGATCTGACAGTCTACCCCTGTTACGGTACGTCGCACAATATGTATTTTACGACACAGATGGGTCGGTTATAATATATATACACGCTTGTCAAATGTATATGTATGTGGAGCGGAGCCAGGCACCCACACACCCACGCAGCCACACCCACGCATGACACATACGGGGGGGTCTGTCAAACGCATGGCAAATGGAGCGTATACGTCCTACCCCCATTTTTCTATAAAAAAATAACGAACCTTTATTACAACATATTTATACAAAAATGACCACCTAGTACATTGGTGGTCATTAGCGCCACACATAGTATACTATACGCATGAATAAATGGCTTACGAAAACAGTTGAGGCCTACATTGACCACTTTGGTACGACACAGACGCCCGTTATTTGGGATGTTGGGTCACGAGATGGACGAGATGCCACTGAGCTCGCGGAGCGAGTACAGACTGACGGTAACGCGCTGCGCGCTGAGATTACCTGTATTGAGCCTAACCCACCACAGGCGCAGCTTATCAGGGAGACTTTTCCACAGGTGACTGTGCATGAGGTGGCGGTGAGTGACTGGGAGGGGACGAGTGACTTTGTGCGAGTGGTGAGTGACAATATGGACGCGGTGGGAATGAGCTCACTTGACGTGGCGCACCAGGAGACTAAGGGGCATTGGGCCAAAGAGATTATAACGGTGAAGGTTACTAGATTGGATTCACTGATGCCTACGTCACCAGTGGACATAATGAAAATTGATTGTGAGGGGTATAGCTGGGAAGTGCTGCACGGTATGGGTGAGAAGCTGCATAACGTGCGGGTGTTTCACATTGAGACAGAGCACCCTGAGTTTAGCGCGTGGAGCCATGAGGGGCACAAGAATAACGAGCAGGTGATGGAGTTTATGTGCTCCAAGGGATTTAAGTTGTATGCGACTGAGTATGAGTGGGGCGGCATACAAGACCAAATCTACATAAACCCCAACATACACAAAACCCCCAGAATTAACTAGGGGTTTTGTATTCTCACATAAGTGCAACAGGAGGGTATTTTTTGTTGCGCTTTTACTATAACACATCAACCAAAGGGGTGCTATAATGAGCTTATGAGCAACCGAACCTATAGACGCAATACAAGCAAAACAATCACGGTGAATTACATACCTTTGAATAATGTCGATGGGGTGAAAGTATTTTTCACGGTCAAACCAACCAAATATGACACATCCGCAACTGACTCGACGGCGATTATCAAACAAGACGTGGTGCTTACCGCGAATACTGGCGTGATTGACCTCAACCCGAATACGGTGGCCGATACTGTCGAACCAGGCAAATATTACTTTGATATGTCAGTACTAGATGTAGCTGGTGAGATATACAGCATTGACTCTGGCGTGTTCACTTTGACCGCTGGCGCGACTAATCGGGAGTCATAATGGAAGATACTGTAAACGCTACCGTAGTCGTGGGTGATATTATAAATGCGACGGTTGATAACACATCCGAAACTGTCACTGTCACTCTGACGAATGAGCAAGAGGTATTAAATGCTACCATCGTTCCTGGTACTACAGGTGCTAAGGGCGATGTAGGCCCACAGGGACCACAAGGACCACAGGGTCCACAGGGCGACACAGGCCCCATTGGACCACAAGGTCCTCAAGGCGCAACCGGCCCAAAAGGGGATACTGGCGATACTGGTCCACAAGGCATACAAGGTATTCAAGGCGTTAAAGGTGACACTGGTGATACGGGACCAACTGGAGCAACAGGAGCTACCGGCGCAACGGGGGCAACTGGTCCTGCTGGCGCTGACGGAGCAGTTACTTCCGTGAACACTCGCACAGGTGCAGTCACAGGGCTGGCAGAGGCGTCAGATGTTACCACAGCTCTAAGTGGGAAAGTGGATAAAACAGGTGATGTAATGACAGGTAGTCTTACGGCAACAACCCTTACCGCAGGAACCGCGACAGACGTGCTAGGAACAGCCTTGTCAGTCATCCGCAATAACGTGGCAGTTGGACGAATTGACAACAACGCTAGTGGGCTTAGGGTTCAGGCTCAAAATGGCAGCCTACAGCTTCGTGGAACTGGTAACACTGGAATTGCTATAGATGCTTCAGGAAATGCTGTAGTCGCTGGAACTATTACTGGTGCAAACCTTTCTGGTACGAACACTGGCGACGAAACCCAAGCCACCATCAAAACTAAACTCGGTGCTGCTACCGCCTCAGTTGACGGCTATGCAACAGCTACACAGATTACCAAGTTAGACGGCATCGAAGCAGCCGCCGATGTCACTGATACCACGAACGTAACCGCAGCAGGTGCGCTAATGGACAGTGAAGTAGATGCAGACCTCAAAACCCTGTCACTCCCTGCCAACACGACTATATCGGCTTTTGGCGCTTCGCTCGTTGATGATGCTGATGCAAGCACCGCTCGTAGCACGCTTGGGTTAGCAATCGGTACGAACGTGCAAGCCTATGACGCAGAACTCGCAGCTATCGCAGGGCTTACTTCAGCAGCTAATAAACTACCGTATTTTACAGGCTCAGGAACGGCAGCGGTTACGGATATAACACCAGGCGCATGGACGGCATGGACACCAACCTTCACTAATAGTGGTGGCTCTTGCACAGTCAATGTTACCTATGCCAAATATGCTATTACTGGTAAAACTATAAACTGGAGTGCTGAGTTCAACGTCACAGCCGCATCTGCACCTGGCACTCTCTCATTTACACCACCAGCCAACAGTAAAACAGCTAGTCAACACGCTGGCGGAGGGCGTGAAGATGCTGCAACAGGTAAGTTTGCGGTTGCGCTATTCAAAAATTCAGTATCATCAATTGTTATGTACTACTACGATAATACTGATAGTACCTGTACAGTCGGGCGCAAGTATATAATCGGTGGAAGCTACGAAGCAGCCTAGTGCCAGTCAGGTCGGATACTGGTATCAGTCGCCACTTCCTCACGGTTTGGCGGTGTCACCCAATGCCATCTATACCAGAGTACATCTATTGTTTCATCCCATCTGAACTTATCCACAGGTATACGGGCTATACCAGTCGCTTCGTCCTTCACCCCAAGTCCAACCAATAACTCCTCACCTTCTTTCCCTGCCGACCAGACCATATCTGAGGCAAACTCAATTGTCTCGCGCAGCTTTTCGCGCCAACCGACATTAAAGTGGAATAATTGGCTCATATGAGTACCATAGCCATTTTTATCTCTAAGTATCGCTAAATGGGCATACGTTCGCTCACCACCAACGCCACAGACAACATGGGCTAACTGTATGTAGCCATCTTTATATCTGAGCAGTTTCGTACCGTTATGGACAGCTAGGTGGTCATCTTCACCAAATACTTCACCGTCTTTGACGATTTCAGACAGTGAATAGGCAAAGTCGAAGGCTTCTGTCGCATGTTCTGGTGGCGACCAGTTTTTTTCAGTGTGTTTCTTCGGTTGGCCATAGTCTTTGAGCAGCTTATAAGTGCCTTTTTCGTGGTCTATAAGCACTTCTGCTTGGCTTGTCCGGTAATCGTTGTTGCGGATAGGCAAAATCACACCAATAGCGTGTAGACCATCTTCACGCCAGAATAAACGGGCATCTTCCAAGCCCCACTGGAAACCCTCGTAGTCTTTGAGTGGTTTTATCTCTTTTAACCCTGTCACTTCTAAGGTATTTTCATTTATTATACCACAATTAACATAGTTTTGCCAATGCATTGGATGAAGCCAGCCCTTCCAGCGGTCAGGGTTGAATACGCAAGACCGTAGACTTATCCACAGGTTGCCTTTATCATCTCGTGCTAGGCCAGGGTTATAATGCACCTCACCGGTAACACCTGTTATCGGTATAATAGTGACGTTTACGTTTATGTTCTCTATTTCACCATGTTTAACCAATGTGTTTACGCTCATGTGTGTTATCATACCATTGAATAATAGGAGAACAACATGTTATTAACCCTACTTAAAGCAACTAATGCTACAAAATTAAAAGATGTAATACCGTACCTATCCATGTCACCGCTTGACATCGACTTATTGCTGTACGACGCACAAGAGGCTGGCGAGGTAGAGGTGGACAAAGAAAAAGGGACGATTATTGCCCTCAAAGAGCCAGCTTTTCTCTACCATGACAAGGCGTTGGCTCAAAAGTTGCTGAAAATCATACGGAAGTACGACGAACAAGAGGCTAATATCACTCGAACCCGGCTTGAGCAGATTACGCTCGATTTGATGGGGAAACACGGCTATCCAATCCATGATTTTGTCTGCACCCTATATGCGCTAGAGCAGGGTAAAGCTAATCTGCTCCCGAAAGTCAACAAATACGATATTAGTGTGCCTGAGATCAAGGATAAACGACCTGCGAATACCTTTACATTCTACACGCTTACCGACCACCAAGAGTTCGGTGCAAAAGCAGTTAATGAGTTTATTGACACATTCAGTGAGTCTAGCGTAAAGTAGAGACGGACGTCGGTGCCAACCACCTCCGTCCAAACGCTAGTTCTGTTACCCAACCCTAGAAAAAATATCTAGGGTTGGTGTTTCTTTTATGCTTATGTAGCTGTACAATAAAGTCATGTATAACGCTCTTATAAACTTTCAAAGGGGATAAAAAATGGGTATGACTTTCAGCGCAAAAGAAGTTGCTGGTGGTAACACTGGGATAAGGATAAGCGGAGGTGGTCTTACTGCTCCAGCTAACTCGTCTAACTTCTTGCCAACTTCTGGTGGTAACACTGGGATAAGGATAAGCGGAGGTGGTCTTACTGCTCCAGCTAACTCGTCTAACTTCTTGCAAAATACATCTGACCCTACTACTATCAGTAGCGGTAACACTATCAGTAGCGGTAACGTATTAGGCTCCGGCACCAGCACTGGGAATGGTAACAACTATGCCCCTGCCCCTGTACAGGCAGCCCCTAAGCCTGTTCTTAACCAAGCTGCGGTTAATAACACCCAGGGTAGTATTGACGCACTTGCTGGTATCCTCCAACGAGCACTCGACGCTGAAAACCAGAAATATACCAACGCTGAAACTCTATTTAACGAACAGCAAGCCGGTGAACAGGGTCGATACGACAAAGGTACTGAGACAAACCAACTGAATTATGACTCTAACCTCATGGCATCACTCCGAGCCGGTGCTAAGGGCCTTGGTGGCCTTTTGTCGATTTTGCGCGGTACTGGCGCTGAGGGTTGGGCAAACGATGCCGTCCGTGACACCACCAGTAGCGATATCCGCACAGGGCTTGATACCCGCAATGAGAACCAGACGAGCCTCGATAATGGGATTGGCTCATTCTTGGGTGAGTTAGCTGGCAAACGTCGTGATAATGAGGCAACTCGGCAGAATAATGAGTTTGCTCATCGCGGCAATAACGCCAGTGAAGCACAACGGCTCTACAAAGAAATGGCTGGCTTCTATTCTGATGCAGAAGATACCGGCAATGCAACTAGACTTATGAACAAAGCCGGTGAATACACCCCTGAAATCGCTAAATACAGCGTGGCACCAGTTAGAGGCTATGATGCCTCACCAGTGAAAGTCCAAGCTGCTCCTGTTACCGCTTTTAGTGGTGCTGCTGAGCAAAATGTCAATTATGACGGTGGTAGCAACCCGAATAACGGTATATTCACTATAAATAACACTCGTAAGAAATTAGCTGGCGTAGGAGCCTAATATGGGCTTTGGCTCATTCTTTAGGGGTATCGGCGCACAATTAAACCCATTTGATGGTGGCAAAACCTATGGGTCGTATAACCCACCCCAGAAAAAGAAGCAAGAGCAAACAAATGCCCCTACTGTAATCAAGCCAACACCCAAGCCAAACATCAGGACAAATGCGAGTAACACACTCGATGTTATTAGTGGTGCTGCCAAGAAACCGACTGATTTTGGTACGTTGCAGGTGTCTAATCGTGTCAAAATACCGAATAATGAGACAATCTCATCTGGTAGACAGAAAACTACACCTGATGGGTACGGCATACCAAGTAAGGTTGGGGACGCACTTGGTGGTCTTAGCACAGCTACACTCCAGCTTGCTCCAGCCGTAACAAGAGCTGCAACGGGGGCTATGAGTGACATTAGCAGGCTCCCATCATTGGCTCTAAAAGGTGTCAATGCTGCGTCAAACAAGGCTAGAGGCAAAACTGGGCACTGGGGTGTCACCGATACTGTCGATAATGCGACTAATACGTTCAACAAGTACACATTTGACCCAGTTAATAAATCTCTCGATAAAGCATCCGATTTTATATCTAAGAGTAACCCTATTGGTGATAAAGAGATTAACAAGAATACTGGTAATGCTATTTATAGAGCCACTCAAATCGGTGGAAATGTCATTGCGACTGCAACTGGCGTTGGGACAGCTGCAAATGCTGCTAAAGCATCAAAAATAGCTAAAGCCACCAAAACAACTAAACTTTTAGAAAAAATTGGTAGGCAACTGTCACCGGCCAGTAATGCTGATACCATCTCAAAAATTGCCAGTCCGGTTTATAAAATCGCTGATGCTGCTATCAATACTCCAATTAGGGGTATTAAGAGCATTATTGATACCGTAAGAGGCGTAGATGAGGCCCCAGCTATCGTCAATACGGTCCGCGTCCCTGTTACCGGCGGTGACACTACTGGCTTAAAAATCCCTGTCCAAGTTGCTGAGGGCGCACCTATCCAAGACGTCACCCCACGCTTGCCTGGTGAGACACCGGCATTGGCACCGACACCTAAGCCAACAGTACGAACGCCTGAACCATCACCACTTATCCAAGATGTTGGCGGTGGCGAGAAGTTTGCTACACCTGATGCACTAGCCAAGCGTAATGCTGAGGATGCTATGAAAGCTAAGGCCGATAGGTTCAACTCAACTGATACCGGCAATATGAATGACGTTACGCCACGCAAGGCACCAGAACCATATAAACTCGATGGGGCTGAGGTGACGGCGGCTCAAGACAAAATCATAGATGATTATGCTGCCATGCTGAAAAATATGGGTGAGGGCAATGGTGTTGTGATAAACCAAGCAACAGGTACTCGCATAAGCAATAACTTCCGCGCTCCTGGTACCGGCAGCAAACGACTGACAAAAGCTCAGTGGCGTGATATGGCCGAGGAGCAGCTACGTGGCGGTAGTGCTGAACCTGGTATGCAAAAAGGGTTTGATGAAGTATCAAACCCAGAAAAACAGTCCTTATTAGCTCAAGGTGAGCAGGTTGCACCGGAACCTGGTAAGCCAATTCGAGTAAAGCAAGTTACTGGTATAGATGTCCAGCAAGTTAATGATGTACCGACTAATATGCCAGAAGCTCCTGGTACAGTGCGTGTATCATCTCAGGCTGACCCTGTAGGTGCTCAGACACAGGCGGTGGCTAACGCACCAGTAGCAAGTACTCCTGCGCCTATCCTAACACCTGAGACACAAGCTATCCTTGCTAATCCTAAGCAGTTTAATAAGCGTCAAGTGGCAGCTGCTCGTAATCAACTGAAACTTGCCAAGGCAAAGGCTAAGGCTGATGCTCAGACACAGGCAATTATTGATAGTTCTCCACAGCTTGCCCCAAAGCCAGAAGCCCCAACCGTAGACCCTACCGCAGCATTGAAGCAAGAGGGTAAGGCTATGAGTGTGGAGCCTAAACAACAACAAGCAGGTAAGACGCTAAAAGATGGTGAGCTATATTCTACTACTAACTCATATGTTAGTTTCGGTAGCGATTCGACTGGTGGAGTTATTAGATATAACCCTAAAGGTACAGGTAACGTACCTGAGAGGATTAGTTATAACAAATTAAGTCAAAAAACCAGAGATGAATTAGTTAGTGCTGAACTAGAATATAAAAATGCAAGGGCAAACAGCACTACTCCTGTTGCTCCTGGTACTGTAACTGAAGCTCAGATTGCTGAGCGCAGACTAGAGTTGGCCCAGTCTAATGCTATCGAGGAGTTAGGGCTACAAGAACACGCATCTATACAGGGGGCTAGGTTAGCAGATGGTACAAGGCCAACTGTGCAAAAACCCTTCTTAGATAGATATACCGACTGGCTTGAGAATAAGTGGAAAAGCAAGGAATACTCTGATGCACAAATACAAGACATGGAGGCTAACCCCAGTAAGTACAAGGCACAGTTTGAGTCGGAAACATCGTCCAATTCACCTGAAATACCACAAAGTACGAGTGGATATGAAGTCATAACTAGCCCTGATGGTCGGCAAAGTTATATACCTCAATCAAGGAACCCAGGATTTGTTCCAACTGGTGAGTTCAAAAAAGGCACTAATGGAAATGTCTATGAGGTAGCCCATAATGCTACAGAAGAAGCTCAGGCTGCGATTGATACCGCTAATTTGAGTGCTGCTGACGTTATAACAAAGGCACAGCAAGATATAGACCAATTCGGTACTGTTAGCGTGACGAGTGCTCGTAACCTTAAAGGTATGATTAGTAGTGGTCGTTACCCACAGGGTTCTCCTGAATATATAGCTATGTCAAAAGCTCAGTTCACTGGTGGTAGTAAGGGTGGTCAAACATTATCATTATTCAACAAGGAACAACGCCGTACTGCATCAGGTAAACAGTTAGCGAATAAGTTTATAAGTAAGCTCTACGGTGTTAGTGAAGATACATCACGTCTAACTGATACTGATATTGCAAGGGTAAATGCTGCCGAAGATGCGTTTGCTAATGCTCGTGATGCTGCGAATAGAGCTGGTGATAGATATAACGCTACTAAATCTGCTGAGGACCATGCTGTTTGGAAACAAGCCAAGCAAGCTGCACAAGATGCTGAGGAAAACTCACTTATCGAGCAGTTCAACATTGCCCAGCGTGTTTTGAAGGGTAATACTGACCCAGCGGCACTCAAAGCACTACAGGCTGCTGAAAAAGAGGCTGGTGTGTACCAAATGGACTGGATTGACGCAAATATGCTGCCTGGTACTGGTACTGGCACCCGTAACTACTTGAACACGACTGGTATCAGATTAGAGAATAGTACTATTGGTCGTCTTGTCGGTGGCTATAGTGGTAAGGGGGCAAAACTTGGTAACAAGATTGGTAATCGCCAAGTGGTATCTGACTTCAAGGCTCGTAATCAATTAGACGGCAATAGGTTCGTAAAAGGTGTTAAACAGTGGTCTACAACCATGAACACGCTTGGTGAGGGTAATATCCAAGCTGTTGCACATGGCCGAGCGTATAAGTTCTATGAGAAACAGCTCAAGGCCCAAGGGCTCACTGGCGACCGATTGGCACGTGACATTGAGTACATGCTTGATGCTGACCCACAAGGTATAGTCCCACACTATCAAGCATGGGCTATGAAAGAAAACGCTCTTAGTGCCTTAGCTCATAGTAAGAAGATTGAACAGACTCTTGCTAACGCTATTGCTGGTCAAGGTGGTGGCAAAGCTGCTCAGATGGCTGCTAAGGCCGCTGTACGCCTCACCGTTGGTTTCCCGACCGTCATTGGCCGTTCTCTCGTTGGTAGCGCTAAACGGGCTACATTAGGTGTACCAGAGGCTATACATGCTGCATTTGTTGGTGGTGATAAATTGAAACAAGCTGATTTACTATATAGCGCGAAAGTGCATGGCGGTTCTGGTGCAATGTTATATGCGGCTGGCTGGGGGCTTGCACAGTCAGGCATCATCACTGGGCCTTATCCTGAGAATGACCCTGCCGAGCGTGAGAGATGGGAAGCTGAGGGTATACAACCTAATTCTATTAAGATTGCTGGCCAATATTTCAGTATCCCTGGTTATTTTGGAGCGTTGGCTATGCCATTAATGGTTCCAGCCTACATAAAAGATGCAACGAGTGCCGAGGACATAGCTAAAGGTATTGGTAGTGCTGTGATGAACTTATCACCGACTGAGAGTGCTGCTAAGTTTTTTGCTGGTATTGATGGCAGAGGTGGCGACCAATGGGTGAAAAACACGGCTACGTCACTGGTTCGCGCATATACGCCAGTTGGTGCGCTGCTTAACCAGATAGCGAGAATGACTGATAGTACCAAGAACGACACCACCACAAAAGATGCTATCAGTAATTTTCTTGATAATGTTGCTAGTGGTATACCTGTGTTGAATAACAAGGTAAATACGATAGCCAAGACTGATATGTACGGTAATGAGCTCCATAATCCTAACCCTGTTGCCACATTCTTTGGAGCACAAGGCTCAGTACAGGGTCAGGGCTCAGAAGATGTACAACAATCGCAGAACGTCGCAAATGAGACATATGCTCAGTTAGACCAGTACGGTGTCTTGCAGAATGATAACCTGATGAGCTTAGTCGATGAGAAGGTACGGGCTCAGATTACCAGAGGGCAAGATTTAACTCCCGAACAAGTTACAGCTATTCAAGAGAAGGTTACCAAGGGCATAAGCGCTGGTATTACCGCCGATAGTGATAGTAACTGGCGTGAAAATGGTGACTATGCGACCGACCGGACTGCCAGACAAGTCAAGCTCCAGATGTTAGAGGCTGATCCCACCGCTAAAAAGAGTGACATAGCTGGTCTGAAAGTGCAGATAGCCAGAGATGATGTGCTTGAGAAAAACAACGTACCGTATGAGCGATTGAAGTCTTACCAGACTACCACTGAGGCTGAGTGGCGCGAAATGGGTGACGGTGATGGCAAAGATGATGACCATGAGATGTACCAAAGCCTATGGGAAATGGATCAAATGTTGACTGAGGTTGGTGGTTCATATAAAGATGGTGAACCAACGAAGAATAAATACACCGCCAAAACATCTGGCTCTGGCTCTGGCTCTGGCTCTGGCAAAAAGATGGGGACTGACTTCGGCACACTCAGTTTAGGTGGCGTAAATGCACCAAATGTCCGTCAGTATGATATGAGTAGGATGTCAGGTACGAGTAATATCCCTATAATTAACATAAAACGGCCTGAAATAGTCCATAAAATCACCCAAGGAAGTGTACAATAAAAGATATGGCAGCACTCGATAACATTACAAACCTAGCGCAAGATGTATACTTCTCTATTAACGGCACTGAAAACGATGATGATGGTGATGATTTAACTACTTTTCGAAACGATTTTATCCGTGGTTTTAACCTATGGCTTGATGAGTATGAGACAGAAGCATATTGGAGCAAATTACGCGAAAATGGCTATGAGCTGGCGACAATCTCGAATACGTCTGTTTATAGCTTTGAGTTGCCAGAGGAATACCGAACACCTGTATTTAACCAGAACAAGTATGTCAAAATAGTTGCCACTGACGGTACGGTACTAGCTAGTTTCAAGCTGGTTGACCCAAGCCAAACGTCGAATGACGACCCTGACGCTGCCTATACCCCGAATAGGGCTGCTTTCGTAGCTAACCATATAGTGTTATCACGGGCCCCAAATGATACTGAGGTCGGCTCAAAGCTAATTCTTGATGTCGTACAATATCATCCACGCCTAACCACAACCGATGATAGTGGTATAGCTCTCTTACCAAGCAGACAACTTGCCGTATATGGTATCTCTAAGAACATGACACTCTCTAATGTCACTAAAGTAGCTCTCAGCCCATCATTCGCTCAGAAATATAAGAACGAGCTAGATAAGCAGATAGCTATAAACAATGCTACAAACGAGAGCTATGACGCACAATTTAGCAATTATGGGTATGTCACTGGGGTCTGGTAATGGCTGTAGATCGTCCGGTACAAATTAAGCAACAAACTATCACATCAACTGATGCGGTCAGTTTTAGTGCCGGTCTTGATGAGCGTGGCGACTATAATATACCGATAAATAGTTACAGTTATGGCCGTAATGCTTGGGTAAACAATGCGAATAATATCGTTAAACGTCTCACGAAAAAGCGCTGGCTACCTGATACAGTTGGCTTCAATGGTGAAATTGCCAAAGTTTATTATAATGGGCATCTGTACTTCTTTATTGCTGATGCAGGTAAAGTGAAATACTGCGAAGAAAATGCTACCTCATGGACAAATTGTGGTGGTAGCAACACCATCACGACTACGGCTGGCGTTATCACGACATTCATGCGGACTAATGACATTTTGCTGTGTATGAATGGTATAGACAACTTACGCTATATCGACCTCGCAACACTTAATATGACGGTGTTTACCTCGGTTGTGCAGCCTACTAGTACCCTAACCGCAACTGCGACTGGCATTACGGCATCAGGTGCGTTCAAGGCATACTATGCGATAACCTACAGCTCTGACGGTGGTGGCGATACCGGTATAAACGAAGCTAAAATCTTAACCCAAGCCGTATCAAAAAGCCGTTCTACATGGAAATCTGACGGTACTGAGTACCTGACTATCGCATTCAATGACACGCCCCCTGCTGGCGCAACAGGGCGTATCGTGTGGGGAGCGGTTGCCATAGCGGGGACTACGCCGGTTGCGAGTGACTTGATGAAAATGAGCGATAAAATACCACTTGCCACCACTTCATTCTCTGATAATGGCTTAGTGCCATTTGATATAACTGCTGGTGTAGGCACAACAGTAAACACAACCGCTGGCGTTAAGGCTAGTGCCGGTACGATGGCTGGTGATACGCCAGTCCTATACGGCAACCCTGATAGCCCCTATGACTTATACTTTGCCGGTATCACCGACACTGGTATCTCGTTCAGCCCTGGTGATGGGGCGCAGACAATGCCGCTTAACAAGGGCACAGACTACTACCCTACCTCTGTTGTTGGCTTCCGTAATAACCAGAACATACCGAGCCTATTCTCTATCTCAAGTAGTGTTGACGGTATCGGTAAGCAAGATATTATTAGCCAGAAAACGATTACTTACGGCAACCAAGCCAAACAATATTGGGACTATGAAAGTCTTAACACTGGGGCAAATGCTGTCTATGCGAAATATGGCGTGGTCAATTATCTAGGTAAATTGATATTCCCTGGCTCAAATGGTGTCAACTCTATTGATACTAAGGCTCAAATACAGAATGTGCTGTCACAGTCAATCATTAGCAATCAAATAGCCAATACTTATGCAAGCATTAAAAATGCTAACTTTGACAAGATAGTTGGTACGGCATGGAACAACTATGTACTTATGACTGTCCCATCACAAAGGTACAACTACAATAACCAGATAATTATTTATGACCTTGTGAACATAGACGCCCCTAAGTGGGCTATTTGGGACTTACCTGCTGATTGGATAGGCACAGTATCACCGCCAAACCAGGCAAGTTTCCCCTATATCAGACAAGGTAATAAAATATACAAACTCGTTGAGGGCTTTGTCGCGCAAGATGAAGATACCGCAGGGGTACCGGTACCATTTACTGTGGATGTACGTGGCTCTTTGATGCCGTTTTCTAATGGTCGTAACCATTTTGTGGCAGCGGTCCAGGGTGTGTTTTATGTCACAGATTGGGTTGGTACCGTATATTGTGAGGTGTCATATATCAACCAAAAAGGTAGAGTTAAAACTAAGACTAAATCATTCACTAACGGTAGTGTCATCGCACCCAGCCAAGGTGGTTGGGGCAACCCACGTCTTATGTACAATGGGTTTAAGAACAGGCTTATTGGTTGGTCAACACCCATGCCTGTAGCTTCCGAGAACAGTAGCTCGCTCAAGATATCGAAACGGCTACGAGTGAAACTGCCAAACCCAGTAGTGAATGAAGTTAACTTTAGGATATATAGTAACTCAGACGGTACTTCGTTCGGCCTAAAATCATTTAGCATCGAAAAAGTAGATGTTGGCGTAATAGGTGATATCATATAAACAAAGGATAAACAATATGACTGATGTTACAGATTACATAGCTGAATGGAAGAAATCAAAAGAGTTTACCTATGGGTACACCCATGATTTTCGTGACCTAAATACTATCGCTAATGCTCAATACCCCAAAAGTAATAGCAAGAAGCCAAATGTCGGTGATACAACTATTGCTGGTGCTATCCGCCAGATGATGAATAAAGCCATCAAACAACTGCCTGTTATATCGGTCGCTATCAATGGGTCAAAACTAACTGAACAGGCTCTCATCTGTCGCCATATCGTCAATGATAATATCCTTAACCCTACTAGTTTTGGCAAAGGGTTTATTGGCTCATTAAAACTTGGTGGCCGTGGTGCAGTCACACGAGGGTTTAACGCCTTCCAAGTCAAAGCCACCAATCTGTATGGTCAGTATGGAGTCATCCCATCATTGCTACATTTTAGCGATATTGGTATTGAACCAGGCGTACAAGATGCCAACTTATCAAGTTATTTTTATGTCAAAACGCAGTTTACCCCTACTAAGCTCAAGAAAATATACGCGAAAGAGAAAAACAATAAAAACACTACTTGGAATATTAAGGCCGTAAAAGCTCTTATTGATGCTGGCCCTGACGGGACAGGTGCTACTGAATACTCAGAGTGGTTGATACCAAGTGAGCAGACCGCTGCAACATCATCTGATACCTATACGATAGTTACACGCCTCAGTTCTGACCCTGACGATGATATTACCAGCTTTAGCCCCACATTGAGCCAGAGTATCCGTAACGTGCCAAACCGTTCAAAGTTTGGCTACCCGCGTATTATATTCATGGTTATTGACCCTGCCGAACTTTCGCCATTTGGTGATAGCCGTGTACGCCTCGCCAGCCCTAACCAGAACTTGATGATGGCATTACGCCAGAACGTAGCTACCACATGGCTCTATAACAGTGACCCAACAGTGGTCAGAACTGGTCTATTCACCGGCTCAACAGCTCTCAAAGCTGGTGGCACTATCAGCTCTACCGACCCAAATGCCAAAGTTGGGCTACTTACTCTTGATACCTCAACCGCTCAACAGTACGACAAAATTAGCCAAGAAATCAGTGGTCAAATCTTGAACATGCTTGGGTATAACCCAGGGGCAAGTCTTGGCGCAATCGGCCAGTCAAAGACGGGTATCGGTGCTCAGACACAGCGAGCTGGTATTGACGACGCCAGCCAAGAGATTACGAACATTGTCCAAGACTTTATCAAACAATACATACTATCAGCACTTGACTTATTCCTCAGCGAACAGGATGATACCGGCATATTGTATGTTGACGATGATACCAAAAAAGATATTGAAGCTATATCACCAGGACGTTTCGGCGACCCGACTAACCCTAATGCGCTTGGCGTGAACTGGACTGAACTGTATGACTACATACAGAAGATAGACATAACCGTTGATACGACTATCAGTAAAGACGACTTCACTAATGAAAAACGGGCTGAGTTACAAGATACTTTAGTAACTATGAAACAGAACGACAACCCGAATGACCCAGTAGCTGCTCAGAAGGCTAGTATTGTTCAAGATGAGCTTATCGAAGAAGCTGTACCTGACCTGTCTCAGAAACTAGCTGCTATGCCACAACAGCCCCAAATGCCACAACAGCCCCAAATGCAGCAACCACAGCAAATGATGTGATATAAGCTACAATCTATTTACATAACGTAGATAAAAATATAACATTAGCTATATGAGTGAAGTAGATTTAGATTATAACTTTAACAGTAGCGTCATGTCAGATGACAATACATCAGATGTTGACCACAATAATGTGTCTATTCTGGTGAAACAGCTCAAAGATATTGATGAGCTTATACTAAAGCATAATACCTTTGACGTAATCGTACAGATACAGGGGGTATCAGTAGAATCACAGATAGCAGCTCACAAATTATTGGTCGGGTACTTGAGACAGTTTAGAGATGATTTAGCTAAAAAAGTAGAGGGGTTAACGTATGGACGATGATTTGGATACAATGTTCAATGATGATAATAAACTACCCACCGAAGTCGTTGCAGACCCGCCTGTTGCAACCGCACCCGATAGTGACCAAACCGGAAGTGGAGATACCCCAGCAGGAGAGGCCGAAGGGGACGCGCCCAAACAACCACAAACACCGCCAAGCAAAGACCCAAAGGCGCAAGACGAGTCGCCAGTGGAAAAAGGTGAGCCAGCAGCACAAGAGCAGCCAAAGCCGCTAACTGCCGAGGAAGTACGCCAGATTATGTCTGATGTCCGTGACCAAGAGCGAAATAGTGGGAAAGCCTTGGAAGAAGCCGAAAAAGAGGTGCTTGCAGCATACTACCCACAGGGGTTATCGAACACCTTGGTAGATGAAAGTACCGGCAAAGAGATAAAATCACCTCAAGACGTGGTAGACCTATCAGGTGGTACTATGACTACTGAACAAGCGACCCAGTGGCTTATGAATGAGCAGTATAAGCTCGATAAGCAGGTAGCTGATATCAAGTCGTCAGCTCGTGAACTAGCTGAGGTAAACTCTAATTTCAAACAAGGTGCCACAAGAGTAATTGAGAAATATAAACCAATCTTTGATAAATACCCTCAGTTGCAGAGTAAAGTCTACAAAAACTACATGAAAACAGTTAAGCTAGACGCTGAAAAAGACCTCATATTGTCTGCCCCTGATATTGAGGATTACTATGCTGATGTTATGGAGCCGTATGTTATGGCATTCGGTTTCCAGCCGACACCAGCCGCCGCACCGGCAGCCGCTATCCCTGTGAGCAAGCAGACGGCAGCAGACCGCATGGATGTAGGTGGTGATGTAGGTGGTGATGCTGGGGGTGGCGATATTGACCCCAACGACGCAGAAGCAACATTAAATAAGTTTTTTGGAGAATAAGACAATGGCAACAGCAATCGACTGGTTCAACATCAAAACAGGTGAAACGGTATATACAAGCCGCCCAGCCCAAATCAAAGGCCTTATTGAGAGTAGTGACCTCGGCGTGAACCGACAGAGTGATGTTGGCTGGCGCTTAGGTAAGGAATGGGTCGCTAAGTTACGCAAAGCTCGCAATAACCGTGAGATGATGGCTAACCTTGGCAAAATGTCAGGTGGCGATGTTACCGATACGCAACTATTAGTAGCCATATTCAGTATTGAAGCTGAGGCTGATAAGCAAACCAACCTCGACAAAGAAGATGCACCGTTTGAGCAAGAGTACCTTGATAGCATCCGACCTAAAAGTAGTAAGTAGTTTCTAAGTCTCGTTCGCCAATATCAAGATGGGAGGTTCCCTGTACATCGTTCTCGATGAGGAAGTCTCCCTTTTTGCTAAAGTAATAATGGATAGCGGTGAACATATACCTGATAGCATCAGCAGCATGGCTCTCGCTCTTGTGGTCTGCACCAATGTAGTCACCAGTCTCAGGGTTATACTTGCGCCTGTAGATAGGGAGTTTTCGGACAAGTGAAGCTGTAGTCCCTATATTTATGACTACTTTTGGTAGCCTCTCTAGCACTCGGTCAATACCAATACTGACGCCCTCACGACGCAAGGTGCTGGCGTTCATAATGCCATTACGGTAGAGGTAGTCTAGGCGGCTCACATTATCGTTCATGCTGCGGACTGCGCTGTCATGGGGCAGGAAGTGCCAACCATAGTTATATGGCTTAGTTTTTAGGAATGGCACGACACTATTAAGGGCAAAATCTGAGGTTTCTAAGAAGTCAATAATGCGTATTTGACCGTTGAAATATTGGAAAAAGACAATGGCTAGGGCGTCAGACATACCTAAGTCCCAGGCCGTATAGACAGGGTATGCTGCATTATATGGGTAGATGCCAATACCGCCGTTAGTTTTGAGCTGCGATATAATTTGCCCATAATATGACGTTTCACTGGCTTGCCCCCAGTCAAGCAGCATCTCTTGTCTAAACTTGAAGTCGTTGCCATTACGCAAGATATACCCTTGTCGTGTCCTCTCAAGCTCATCTGGCGTCATATAATGAGTGGCGTCGATATAGCAGGTGTACTTTGTACCGGTCTTATCAGCTTTGAACGCTTCGTGCATACGGTGCATAGTCTCACCATTGATACCATCTATTTTTGGCGTACCGGTGTATATTCGCTTGCCTTTGTTGCGCTCAGTGATAGGGGCAATCACGTTGACTGCCTCAATAGGTTGGTCGGCAAACTCATCAAACCAATAGTTCTTACCGTTCGCACCTCGAAGTGCCTCGGTATTAGTTGCGCCAAGCGTCATAAATATAGAGCCATTGATAAGCTCCATCCGCATATCATCTTCGCTGTTTGATTGTCGGGCGACTAATGGCTTTGGCATGTGGTCAAGTGTCTTGAACCCATCATCCTCGATGTTATTCCAAAAGTTACGGAAGCCCATTTTTGCAGTAGGGTATACAGCAACGGCTGTTTGCACCCTTCGTACTAAGTCCGGTACGATACCCTCGCTGAATGTTGTCGTCGTTTTCGCGCCACGACGGGCTATAACAAGCAGGAGCTCATCAATCTTTGGATCATTGAACGCTTGGACTATCTCTTTTTGATAGTCTCTTAGGGGTAGTCTGTGTTGTGGCACCTGCATTTTCTATAGTATAACAAAGTTTTGTAATTATACTTGTTATCCTTTATAATTCGTGGTAACAGAACCAGCACACAAATAACTTTTAACGATAAGGATTTATCATGGCTTCATACTACGGTATTCGTACTGCTACGTTTCTTGACCGCCGCCTAAAGGCTGGCTCGACTGTTGCTAAATATCTTGACGCTCACGGTGTCAACACTGTTGACGCTGCAACCGTCCGCGTTCTTAACATTAACATCGACAGCTCTAGCCTCGGTGTTTATGACGAGACTGCAACTACACAAACTGTAACCCTCGCTGAATACGGCAAGCAAGAGTGGACGCTTGACTACAACTACTTCGTATTCCTACGCATCCAGGACACTCAGGTTCAGGACACGCCAATCGGTACGCTCGTACAGGAAACTGCACAGGCTTGGATTGACGAAAAGTTCGTTCCTGACTTCGATGAGTACTGTCTTGCTAAGGTAATCGCTGCACGACCAAGTGGTAACATCGTTACCTGGGACGGCACTACCTTGACCGGTCTAAATGGTTTGCTACAGAAGTTCTACAATACCGTTACTGTTGTCACCAACGGTGGTGGCGAGGCTTCTAACAGTGTTGCATGGGTACCAAGTACCTTCGCTGACCAACTTCGTGCTTTCATCACTACTTTCGATGGTAGCGATAAGGGTTACACGGCTGGCTTGAATGGCTTGCTTGGTAAGCTCAAAAACGTAATGGTTGTTGAGACTGTTGATGAGTACTTCTCAGCTTACCCAACTGTTAAAGCAGTTGTCGCTGATAAGAAAGCTATCGCAGCTCCTACCCAGAAGATGACCCCTAAGAATGGTGGTCGCAAGTTCATCAAGGATGTTCCTGGGTTTGGCGGTTCTGAACTGCAACTTCGCGCTCGTGGTGGCGCATTCATTCTTGGACGCAAAGCAAGTGCAATTGCAACGCTCCAAAGCTCAAGTTCTTAACAGATTGAGCAAAAAGCATAAGAGGGCTGTAAAAGGCTCTCTTTTTGTTGTACTATTAAGTCATGGCATCAATAAATCTTATCAAAGCATCAGATGGTACCGGCAACGCTAGTACCGCTACAGTCCAAACAGTCCGTAATTCAGGCGTAACAACAATAATCGTCGATACAGTAAATAACATCCCAGCAACATTTATGGGTAGCATGGGGACACCTCATACATTCGTAGACCCTGTAACAAGTGAAGAAATAACGGTTATATCAGAAGCCACCGCAGTTGATTTCACTGGCCATGTCAGTGGCGCTAATCTCGAAATAGATAGCATCGCACCTGGGTATACTGACTTGGGTAGTGCTGTGGGTGACATTATAGTTATACGACCTACGACTGCGTGGGCTGATAACATTGCAACGGTATTAGCAGTAGCTCATAGTGATAACGGCTCGCACAAAGCACCGACAACCTACGATGCCGCATTGAGCCAGATAGACAACCTCACGACCTCGTACCAAGATGCCGCGACACTTGCCCTACCGAATACAGGGGTTGCTCACAAGTACCTGATTAGTGTGAGCTTTATATTCAATGGTGAAGGCGGGGCTACTACTGATTACACAGGCCAGGTCAGGAAGAACGACAATACTGAAATCAGAACGGTTTTGACAAGCACTCTAGCTGGAGTCTATTTTATAACGGTACCACTCACCACGATTTACACTGCCGCTGCCGCCGGTGAGACTATCAAGTTTTCGGCGCGAAATGGCGCAGGTAATGGCGCTCTATCAAGTTACTCACGATACACAGTAGTTGACCTTGGGATTGCATAAATGGAACAGCTGCAAGACAAAATCACCAAAATCGAACTTGCCAAAGGTTTAACATGCCAGAAGACATAAAACCCCCAAAAACCATCGAAGAAGTCGGGATACACCTCGTCTATATGGCTGTAGCTCAGAACGCCACTAACGCATCCCTAAGAGAACTCAAACAGACACTCAAAGACATGCAGCAAACGCAAGTGCCACAGGTAGATTTTGACGAGCATGTCATTTGGGGCAAGGCTGTTATATTAGACCATGACACCCGAATTACGAAGCTAGAGCGTGCCAGCGAACTAGAGAACTCAAGCACGATGCACAAGGTACTAAAAGGCCTGGACGCGAAGATTGTTAGCCTCATCGTGCTCATCATGTTCGGCACGTTCTTGTACGGCACGTACATCATGGTCAAGTACAACTACTACAAGAGTCTGCCACCTATTGAGGCAAGCAAGTGAAGCAGCTTGTCAGCCCGAACCTCGACCCGACAATCTTCTCTGGTGGGTGGGTGCTTAACGACTGGCTCGGTTGGTGTCTAGCCTATACAGAGGTAGCGTTTGGTGCAGACCGAGTAAGTGCCACGGCAACCGATGAGTGGAACCGCATCAGTTTTAGGCATGAAGATAGAAACCTCCCATCAGGTGTCTATGTGCCTGTCTGGTTCTCACACTTCGGCACATACAACGGCGTCTATAAGAACTGGGGGCATGTCGCTATCTATAAGGACGGCACAATCTGGTCAAGCCCTATCTCTCACAAACCCTACGCTGATATATGGACATCAATCGAACAGGTCGAGCAGAGGTATAACTGTAAGTTTATTGGTTGGAGCGAGGACATCGGCAACGTAAGAGTAATCGAGGAGGAAGATATGACAATACCAGACGCAGATAACTACTATTGGCGGTATGGGCAAGACTTAGCGGAACGGCTTAGAGGCAGACAACTGTCGCGAGACGAGTTCAGACAGCACTTGGTTGGTCAAACTGACCTCCGAGCCATCGAGATACTGTCGGATGACCCTGAAGCTGATACAACCCAACACGCACAGACCATCGGCGTCGTGGCGCTCCGCGATAACTGGCAGGGGCAAATGTATGCCTTACAGCAACAACTCGCAGACACCAAAGTAGCCCTACAGAACGCCGAAAACAAGCCACCTGTTGAAGTCGTCAAAGAAGTTGAAAAGATAATCACAAAATCTGTTTATATCAACGACCCGATACTAGCCAAAAACACTCAAGATACCCTGACGATTGTTAAATCCATCAAGGGTATGCTTATTAACTTCATAGGGGTAGTAAAAAACTTTATTAAGAAAGGCTAAAAATGAAACTCTGTATAACTAAAAAACAAGCGTTAGACATAGCAAAAGTGGCTGGTTACGTTGCTATCTCAGCAGTACTAGACTATCTCATCAGCATTACAACTGCTACAGAGTTCGGGCAACTGACACCAGTAATTAACATCGTACTCGTGGCGTTCAAAAAACTTGTAACCGCTGAGAAATAACGTGGAAAAAGGGTGGCACTACGAACAGAACGTCCGGATAAGCCACCTTGCCAGTGAAATGGTGCGGTTATTCGTTTCAGGCCATGATGCAGAGCAGACGGCTCAGTATGAGGCCACACGTAGTGACTACCTACGGCAGCAGCTAGTCAAAGGTTGGCATGATGTGGGCTATATACCGCCACCTGAGCATGTAGTCGGGTAAACTAGTAGCTAAAATAATAGCTTATGCTTATAATAAAAATGAGTGTTGTACGTTAAACGATATCTAGCCTCCTAAACTCAACTCGTCTATCAAAATAAATATAAGGTCATACACTCACCTGACATACTCCCTCTTAGCAAGGGAGTTTTGTTAAAAAAACAACCACCCAAGAGTAGCATAGGAGCGCTAAAAGGGTGGTTGTTATGTAGTTATTTTAGCACAGTCCAATTTTGAACGGATATTGTCGATAATAGCTTTATCAGTCTTTATCTCGATTACGGTCAGTTGCTCATTGTATTCAGGGTTGAAAGCAAGAAGCCTGGCGCTATTTAGCTCACATATCACCATGCCAAAATGTATCTGAGCAAGGTAATCAAGTGGTATCTCACCATTCACTAGTGCCTCATGCCGAAGCCCGTTAGCACACTTCACTTCTAGTAGTATGTCACCAGTGATACCATCAGGACTATAACCAGCGGTGGGGTATTTACTATTGGTGATAAACCCTGGCCGGAGCACGTCTGTCTCGTAGTTATGCTCATACTCACGGATTGCGATAGGCTCAAGCAGAGTGCCACGCATCATGTACTTGTTTGCTGTGATAGCACTATCATCTGGTAATGGCTTGCCTTGGAGCAATTTGATTGCGCGTGAGCCTGTCCACTTACCTTTTCGTAGTTCATGCCACTCAGGACTTCCTTGCTTGACATTATGGATAACTATCACAGCATCCTCTCTATCTCAGCCATAACCTGTGCAGCGTTCTCAGGATAAACAGTTGCAGAATGGAACATACCCTTTAATTTAGCTAGTTGCTGAGGTTGTAATGGCTGATACTTAGCTTTCTCTGACTTCTTGAACTCAAGCATCGTCCAGCCGCCACCAGGCATTAGTACGGTACGATCAGGTGTACCCATCGGTACACCAGGACCGGCATTGTTCTTAATGACATAACAGCCCTTACGTCGTAACTTTTCACAAAACTGTGCTTCAAACTCAGTTTCAGTCATTGTCTAAGTTCTCCGCTAACATCTCTAGTCCCTTTTGTGATTGTGCAAAACCCCTTAACCATGCAGCAGTCATTACTTTATTCTCAGCTATATAGTAACCCTCAGCATCTTTGATAGCTCCGGCCGGTGCTGTCAGGAGTGTGTAGTCATCGACATAGACATCCTCACCACCTAGCAGAGTAATAGTACGGGTAAGGCGGCCGTCAATCTGGTCAAATACGAGTTCGATAGCGCGGTATCGGCCCTTACGGACATTCCGCAGTAAGTTAGCGACTATGACATGCTTTACCTGTGGCATCTTCTGTGGTGGCTTGAGGTTTACGTCCTTGCCAGCTTGGATAGCCTTTTTGACGCGCAATATAGCCGGTATAATCTGCTCTGGCATAGTACGCATCCGGCTGAGTGTCTCACGCAGCTTTGCGGTTGCAGGGTCATAATTATCGTCTTGCACTGGTGCTACGGTTTCAGGGGCCCCGAGCGCTTTCTGCTCACTATGCTCGACATCAATCGCTTTCAGATACCGGACATAGAACTTCGGTATCTTGATGTGTATAGGTGTTTCGAGTAACCCCTCAATACGGTCAAACGACATTTTGGCGGCCGCTATATCATCTGTATCAGTACAAATGTCTATCAGTGACATGAGAGTACGCTCATCGACAGTGTTACTTTTAGATTTCTTCTTTACCCAGTACTCATCATAGGGAAGATGTATAAACTCCTCAAATTGATCTTTCAGTGTTATCATTACATATCCAATGCTAATAGTTGATTAAGGCTGTCATTAACCTCTGGTGTCGTCTCAAGCTCAACATCACTGTCAAACTTCTGGAACATACCCCACCGCGTCCTTATTTCAAGCAAATCTTCTGCTGGCCAGCCATTACATACATAACGAGTAATAATTTTACCGTCCTGCCTATACGCCGACCGTTCATACCCTGCAATCTTTGCAGCGTGGGCAATTGACTTTTTGCCAAGTGCCGTATAACTCCGCTCATCACACCACTTCTGGTAGTCACGTGTCAGTTCAGTAAAATTAGTGAAACCCCATATATCATTACGCACTAATTCCTCGAAATACGTCTCAGCAGTATTCACTTCTTCATCGTAGTCCTCTTTGGCTTTAATTGTCTGTTCACTAAAACTATAGCTATAGCCATTATCTTTGATTTTAACCGTTGTACGGAGTATTTCACCCAGTAAGTCTGACAAGAACCCAGGTCTTGCGAACAAGCGTTCATCGAACGTATTGTCCTGTGGAAAACTCGCTCGAAATGGGATAGTGAACGTGCGACGTCGAACACCTTGGGTCTTGTCAGCGAAAGTCGGTATGTTGTTAGCATTGAAAATAGTATGAACATTACCGTCAACCATCACTCCGTCCTGGCTGTTGAACTTGTGGACGTTAAAAGTGCTATGTTCAGCTAGGTTCTTATACCCACCAGTGTCTTTGATGTGCCCGTCGTTACTTTCAAGACAGACGTTACCAAGACGCCCGTTGACCATTGGCGTATCACGCTCATCCTCAATCTGCTTGACAGTAAGCTGGCTGAACCACCGGTTGTGCGAGTACGGCGCGTCGGAGCCAAAAATAGCATACAGTGCCTTAAGTGTGGTCGATTTGCCATTGGCTCCATTACCGAGGAACCAGAACACGCCAAATGGTTTCTTCGCCATAAATATGGGCGCTAATGCCTGAATAATATCATCGGCTAAACCTGTATCACCTGATGTGACTTCCTCAAGCCATTCACGGTGTGACATACCATCACCAGGGTTGATTGCAGTTGTGTAAACACAATCGTCATTTGATATGTCAGTGGTAAACTTGAGTTTTCCCATATCCCATACTCGGCCATCTGGCATAGCTATGTAGTGAGCGTACTTCGTCAGATCCTCGGAGTTGGTAAAAAAATAGTGCTGCAAGTCTTTGATCTGTGTCTGGCGTACTCCGGCACCCAATGTTGCATAACAGATACGAGCAAACTCGTCAGAAAAGAGTGTCTCCCACCCATTACTGTCAGCATATAATATCGTACCCCTGAACCGAACAATGCGGTAGCGCATGTTTAATTTCGCTACCTGCTCTTGTTTGAGGTTCATCTTCCCCTCAGTTGTTGATAACTCATTTTTTGCCATTGGTACCCCCCATAATGGCTGAAATAACACATTTTGTAAATACGCTAGTGGTAGCGTGTGGATAACTATTTAGACACTATAATTTTAATCCAAAAAGCTCATGTCAATCTCGTCTGTTTCTGCGCTGTCACCGTAATACGCATCTGGTTCGTGAGGGGTCACTTATTCCTCACAATCAGGTTTACATCTCCAAGGCGAGTATCTTGTATATCATCTACGGCTATGATGCGAGCATACTTTTTGCGTAACTCGGTATGTTCAAGCTTTGAGTGGAACTTTACATAACGCTCATCCATGTTCTTAGTAATGCGACCATACTGCATACGAGCATAGTCAGCCCCACCACCCGACCAAACAATAACATCAACGTTCTTCCACTTTTGGAAAGCGAAGGCTCGAAGTATATCAAGTGTGCTGCTCTGAATTACTGTATCTTCATCAATAAGTGTGCCATCGACATCGAAACAAAATGCTACCTTTTCCATGCCATCACCGAATGGCAAGCCGAGTTCTTCGTTTTTGCTCACATCATCCTCTTTTCTATTAAGGCTCGCTCGGCTTGGATAAGCTCGTCGAATGTTTTGTCTATTACCGATATGCTAATATACGAACCGTCGTGCTCTATTGGTTCGTGGAATCTTTGCTTCGCCCTATCCAGCACTTCCTCTACCGCTTTATCTTTGTAGGCGGTGATACGATTTAATTCTTCGGTAGTTATAGCCCAGTAATTGTCACCGTCTGCGTATAAGCGCACCAACTTACGCTCACCATCGTCTTTCTCCCAATATGAACCAATAGGGTCATCTCGCAGTATCATACGTCCGTGACTTTTCACTGAACTAATCAATTTCTCTAGCTCATCTTCTAGCACTCTGTACCGCATCTCTCGGATTATCTCATTTATCTCTTGTGTGTTATCTGTCATAGCTCTGCCTCCAGTTTGGTTAATTCGGTACGCTGGTCATTGCGTAGTTCTTTTCTTGTATGATACCGAGCCGTTACCTGCTTTCTACCCTCCTTGGCAGCTCGCTTCGAGTATAAAGGCTCACCCTCATCATCAGTTTTTGGATAGTCTGGTATCACTAATTTTTCATCTTCTCCTACCACTCGCTCCCTTACCTCTGCTAATAGCTTTAGCTTTTCGGTGCGGATGAGTGCTTCTAGCTCTTTGAGGGCTTGGTCTAAACACTGATTGCGTGATTCTTTTGATTCCACCCTATAGGTTAAAGCGAAGTTGTGTAACATCTCTCTAGCTGTCTTTGTCATAGCTCTGCCTCCAGTTTGGTTAAGACTGCTCGTTGCTCGGCTCGAAGTGAGTTTTCGTAGTGATTAGTCATATCGTATGACATAAGTCCACTAGCCCTGTATTTACCCTGGAGGGGCTTATCTTCTCCTACCACTCGCTCCCTTACCTCTGCTAATAGCTTTAGCTTTTCGGTGCGGATGACGTCAATAATCGCTACGGCTTCACCTCCTACGAACGTATACAGGGTCGAGCCTTTCTTGATTGACAGTGCAGTATTGTCGCCTCCAGGTATGCCAGTGTCTACACCGTAAATTAGTTCATCTTCACTAGCTTGATTAGTGTCTGTGGGGTTACTCATACTATTTCACCTCCTTTAACTTTGCTCGCTCGGCTTGAATGGCTCCGTAAAGTATAGCCAATGCCCGACGCTCTGTAACCATTGCGTCACGTTCTACTTTTTGTTCGCTGGATAAATTGCCTGTTCGTGCTAGTGTATCGAGCATAAGACCCTCCATACCCCATAATCCAATGCTTTTCGCGTGTCTATCAAACTCTGCCTCCAGACTATCCAGCGTCCTAGCTATTTCAGCGTTGGTGTGAGCTTGGATTAAGTGCCAGTAGCGGTCTACTTGCTCACGGTCTGATTGCTTTTCAAGCTCGGTCAAATCAGCGTATGGTGTTTCAATCTGCCTATCCCATCGCTCTAGTATGTCGCCCTGTTCGGGTGATGGGTTGTTATCACGCAAGACTCTGTGACAATATTTCTGCCAGTCAGCCCACCGCTCGTGTTCAATAGCGGCTAGTTGCTCTCGTAGCTCCTGTTCATTCGTAGTGTTCATACTATTTCACCTCCTTTAATTGGTTGGGCTGGGTCATAACGCCACCTCTATAACTATCCGCTTACTATCCTGTATGATATTTGCATTGTTGAATGTGCAAAATTGCTCACCACAAGTAACGACTATAATCTTGGGCGTGAACAAGACCTTAAATACTAAACGTAATCTATCAAACATACTATTTCACCTCCTTATGCTCACTCTGGTTCGTTGACTCACTTCCGCCCACACCGTCAGTAACAGGGGTGATTTTGGTTGATGGTTGGTTGTTCGGGGTGTAGTTGGCGGTGATGTAGGCTTCAACAAGGCTCATTACAATATTAGTACAATTTTCCGTATAGTCTGCTGGGGCAAGTCTATGGACGTTTTTGAACTCCAGAAGTATTGCCTCTCGTAGTTCCTTATCTTGTTCTGTAGGTGTCATAGTTGCTCAATCTCCATCTCCAAAATCTTATTACACGTTTCAATATCGCTTTCGCCTGTATGATACTGGTAGCCAAGCTTTTCAGATATATAGCGGTACACATCACCCCGCCTATGCTCGCCACTACGCCAGAGAGGGTCAATCTTAGCGTGAACTGCCATACGAGCTTCCCTTAATTCTTTGCCAGCCATCGTGCCG